GAGCACCGCCTGCTCTGCGGCGACAGCACCGACGCCGCGGCCGTCGCCCACGTTATGGGCGCGGACCGCGCGGCGCTGCTCTTCACCAGCCCGCCTTATGGCAGCCAGCGCGACTACACCACCGGCCCAGCATCTGTCGCTGGCCCTCCGGGCCGACGGCCAGGTGCTGGTGAACCTACACCGACGAGGGCGAGGCAGTGTTCGAGCCCTTCGCCGGCTCCGGCACGACGCTCCTCGCCGGCCAGCGGAGCGGCCGGCGGGTGCGGGCCATCGAGCTCGCGCCGGCCTATGTCGACCTGGCCATCGCCCGCTGGCGCCTGCTGCATCCCGATCTCCCGGTGACCCTGGCGGAGGACGGGCGGGACTACGACGCTGTCGCCGCGGCGCGGGCGGAGGCCCTGGCCGATGCAGCCTGACCTCCAGGTCACCTCCGTGGCGGTGGCAGCGCTCGTCCCCTACGCCGAGAACGCCCGCACCCACTCCGAAGCGCAGGTGGCGCAGATCGCCGCCTCGATCGCCGAGTTCGGCTTCGTGAACCCGGTGCTGGTCGACGCCGCCGGTGTCCTGGTCGCCGGCCACGGCCGGGTCATGGCCGCCAAGCGCCTCGGCATGGCGGTGGTGCCGGCGATCCGCCTCGCGCACCTGACCGAGGCGCAGGCCCGGGCGCTGCGGCTGGCGGACAATCAGATCGCGCTCAACTCCGGCTGGGATGAGGCGCTGCTCGCGGCCGAGATTGCCCGGATCCCGGTGACGTCGAGGGCGAAGGCGATCCGATCGCCCTGGCCGAGGCCCGGGCCCGGACCTTCGGCTGGCGGCGCAAGGCCTTCCTGGTCAGCACGCCGACCATCGCCGGGCGCAGCCGGATCGAGCGGGAATACACCGCCTCGGACCAGCGGCGCTATTTCGTTCCGTGCCCGCACTGCGGCGAGATGCAGTGGCTGAAGTTCGAGCGCCTCCGTTGGGAGAGGGGCGACCCGCGCTCGGTCCGCTACCATTGCGAGGCCTGCGACCAGCCGATTGAGGAGCACCACAAGACGGCGATGCTGGCCGGCGGCCAGTGGCGCGCCACGGCGGCAGCCGAGGACCCGCACACTGTCGGCTTCCACATCTCGGCGCTCTACTCGCCGGTGGGTTGGCTGTCCTGGGAGCAGATCGCCCGCGATTGGGAGGCGGCGCAGGGCAAGGCCGAGGACCTGAAGACCTTCCGGAACACCGTCCTCGGCGAGACCTGGCAGGAGCAGGGCGAGGCGCCGGATTGGGAACGCCTGGTCGAGCGGCGGGAGGACCTCCGGATGGGCGTGGTGCCCGCCGGCGCCCTCTGCCTCACGGCCGGCGTCGACGTGCAGGACGATCGCCTCGAGTGCGACGTCTGGGACTGGTCGGAGGGCTACACCTCCTGGTCGACCACCTGGTCATCTTCGGCAGCCCGCGCGAGCGGGAGCCCTGGGACGCGCTGGCGAAGATACTGGCACGCGACTGGCCCCGGGCCGCTGGCGGGACGATGCGGATCGCCAAGGCCTGCGTCGACACCGGCGGGCGGGACACCGCCGCGGTCTATGGTCACCTCCGCCGGCTGCGGGATCCGCGGGTCGCGCCGACCAAGGGCGTCGAGGGCTGGAACCGGGCGCAGCCGGTGCAGGGGCCGACGCCGGTGGATGCGCTGGTCGATGGCCGCAAGCTCCGCCGAGGCCTGGCGCCGCTGGGCCGAGGGCACTGGCTGCGACGCCAAGGGCCGGCTCGACCTCGCCGGCCTGCAGGCGCTGGTGATGCGGGCGGTGGTCGAGAGCGGCGAGTGCTTCGTCCGCCTGCTGCCGGCCGAGGTGACGCCGGCCAACCCGGTCGGCCTCCGGCTGCAGGTGCTGGAGAGCGACCACCTCGACACCGCCCGCACCGGTCTGATCGCGGGCCGGCCGACGCTGCAGGGCATTGCCCTCGGTGAGGCGGGCGAGCCGGTCGCCTACTGGCTCTATCGGGTCCAACCCGGCGCGTCCTGGCTGCTGCCCTCGGGCGGCCGGCTGGCGAGCGAGCCGGTACCGGCGCGTGACGTGCTGCACGTCTACCGTAAGCGCCGGCCCGGGCAGTTGCGTGACGTCTCCTGGCTGGCGCCGGTACTGACCCGGCTGCGCGACCTCGGCGACTACGAGGCCGCCCTGCTGATGAAGGCCAAGATCGAAGCCTGCCTCGCCGCGGTGGTCTCGGAGGACGGCGAGGAAGCCCTGACCGGCGCCGCCGCCAGCCTGCTGCGGGATGCCCAGGGCCGGGCGGTCGAGAGCTTCGAGCCCGGCATGATCCTCTACCGCCGCGGCCTGGGCTCGGTGGAGGTGGTGAACCCCTCGGGCGGTGGCTCGCACGCCGCCTTCGCCCGGCGGGCGCTCGAGGCGGCCGCGGTCGGCACCGGCCTGAGCTATGACCAGGTCTCGGGCGACCTGACCCAGGCGAACTACTCCTCGCTGCGGGCCGGCAAGATTGAGTTCCGCCGCCTCTGTGAGCAGGTGCAGTACGGCATGCTGATCCCGATGCTGGTCCGCCCCATCGCCGAGCGCTTCCATGCCCAGGGCGCGTTGCTCGGGCTGTGGGGTCCGGACATGCGGGCCGAGGTCAGCCACGTGCCGCCGGCGCACGAGATGATCGACCCGCTGAAGGACACCACCACGCTGATCGCCCAAGTGCGGGCCGGCTTCGTGCCGCAGCCCGAGGCGGTGGGCGCCTTCGGCTACGACTTCCGCCAGGCGGTCGAGCTGATCCGCGCGGCCAATGCCCTGCTGGATGACGCTGGCCTGGCCCTCGACACCGACCCGCGCCGGGTCACCAAGTCCGGCAGTGCCCAGGACGCGGCGCAACTGGCCGCCATCGAGATCGCCGCCACCGGCGCGGCAGCGCCGCCCCGGCCCGAGCCGGCCGCCCCAGCACCAGGAGCACAGCCATGACCGAGGTCGGCACCGCCAACCGCAAGGGCCGCGAGGCCTGGGCGCGTGGCCTGCTGGAGCAGGGGATGGTGCCGATGTTCCTGCTACTGCCCCAGGTGCAGCTGGCCAAGCGCCTCGACGTCCGGGGCGCGTCCCTACGCGCCCTGCGGCGCCTGCCCGGGCGCTTTGTGGCGCTGTGGGAAGGTGAATCCCGGGGGGCAGCATGAGCGCCCGCGAGACTGCCCTGGCCGCATTGCACGCCCGCCTGCAGACGGCGCTCGCCGCCCGCAGCCCGGCCCCTATGGTGCTGCGCAACGAAACTGTGCCGCAGCGCCTGCTGCCGGGCGGCCTGGTCGTTCTGCGCGACGGGACGATGGTGGAGGAGACGCCGATCCTCTCGCCGCTCGCCTGGCAGATCGAGCACCGTGCCGAGGTGGAGGTGGCCGCGGCCGGCGCCACCCCGGCCGCCCGTGCGGCGCTGCTCGACGCGCTGCTGCTGGCCATCGCCGCCGCGCTCACCACCGACCGCACGCTCGGCGGCGCCGTGGAATGGGCACAGCCCGGTGCCCCCGAGTTCGGGGATGTCGAGTTCGAGGGTGCCGCTGCGGCGCGCGCCGCCTCGCTCCCCGTGACCCTCTGGTTCACTGCGGCGGGCTCGCCGCTGTCCTGACGGAGAACCCATCATGGCCCGCGCCATCGGCGCCAATGCACGCCTGCTGATGCTCAAGGAAGCCACCTATGGCACGGCGCCGGGCGGCAACTTCAAGCAGATGCCCTTCCTCTCCTGCGACCTCGGCGCCGAGCAGCCCTTGCTCGATGCCGACGTGATCGGCCTCGGCGACACCCGCGACGCGGCTACGCCTTTCCTCGACACGGTCACGGTGGCCGGCTCGGTGGTGGTGCCGGTGGATCTGAACAGCTTCGGCCACTGGCTCCGGCTGCTGCTCGGCGCCCCGACCAGCAGCGGCACGACGAACTACACGCACACCTTCAAGAGCGGCGCCTCGTCGCTACCCTCGAACACGGTCGAGGTCGGCTACCCGGACGTGCCGAACTATGACCTGATCACTGGCGTGCGCGCCGACACGCTGGAGATCGACTTCTCGCCTTCCGGCCCAGCCACCGCCCGCTTCGGCCTGATCGGCCAGGGCTCGACCCGCTTCGGCACCAGCTCGGGCGGCACGCCGATCAGTGCCGCCTACACCGCCTTCAACAAGGCGCAGGGCTCGATCAGCCGCACCGGCTCGGCCCTGGCGCAGGTGACGGGGGCGAAGCTCAGCTTCACCAACTCGGTTGAGACGGTGCGCACCATCCGCGCTGACCGCAAGATCGAGGGCGCCGATCCCGGCATCTGCCGCGCCACGGGCCAGGTCACAGTGCGCTTCGCCGACACCACGCTGCTGACCCAGGCGCAGAATGGCAGCTCGGCCGACTTCGCCTTCGCCTACACCATCGACGCCAACCGCAGCATCACCGTCACCCTGCACGAGGTCTACCTGGCGCTGGCCAAGACACCGATCGAGGGCCCGGGTGGCATCGAGGCGGCGTTCGACTTCCGTGCCGCCTACAACGCGACCGCCATCACCATGATGACGGTCGCGCTCAAGAACCAGCAGGCGGCGAGCGAGTATGCGTAGCCATCAAGTGTCACCGTTAGTCGGACAATCGGCCTCGCCGCGCTCCAAGACATGATCTATAATGCCGAGCTGTTCGGTGACCCAGTCTTGGTCGTCGAATGCGCCACGGCGCAAAGGGCATGGCAGCTCACCCTCAAGTTCGGCTCCCCAGTCGTCCGGCAAGTTGTCTGGACAGGCCAGAGCGAGATACCGGTCTCGTGTGATTGGGCCGCCTCGGCGCAACAGCGCGGCGAGAACGCAGTCCACATCTGCGAGGCGCCGCCATTCTTCCGAGGGCACGTCTGCGATGGTCAGTCGAGCCGTCAAAGCTGCTCTCCCCGATGCCGTAAGGCACGTCCGACCTCCGGGCCGTGCCCGCTGATTACCCTTATTCAAGGCTGCCTCGTGCGAACCTTAAACCATGAACGATCCCTTGGGTGCGGCCGGCACGCTTCAAGGGCGTTCTCTGAGACGACGAGGTGCCCGATGAGCTCGATGACGGGCTTGCCTTTGCTGATCCTCAAGAATGCTATCCCGTAGCCGACATGCGGCACCTTGAGCGAGGCTGAATCCTTGTCTTTCGGCGGATCGTCGAAATCGACCTGAGCCACCCATTCGCCCGACTCACCCCGGTATTCGCCCGCCTTCCTGGCCTGCCACTCCACCGGCGTCTGGCCCTTACCGGTCAGGACGCTTCGCGTCTCCAAAGTTATGTCGAAGTCCGATGGTACGAAGCTGACCCTGCGTACCCCCAACTCGCGCAGCCACCAGTTGATCTTGTCGATGGCGACCAGGCGAGCCTTCTCTGCTTCGCCCCATCCATTGGGCACGTCGTAGCGGGCGCGCATGCCGGCATCCCGCAGGTCCATATCGAGCAGCGGATTGAGCTGCTGCCGGTAATCACCCTCGCTTCCCTTCGCCATCGATTTCTCCGACCGATCAGTGGCCACCCGCCGTAACGGTACGCGATTCCGCATCGGTGGAGGAAACCGATATTCTTCTCGGCCGGTCATTCTGGATTGGCGGAGGGGCAAAAGTATCCACAAACGCCTTTGTGGCCGGAGAGAGCACGCTGACCCTCAACCTTCCGACCAAACCCACTTGGCTCGACCTGCCGCGCGGCGTGCGCGTGGAGATCCGGCCCGTGACGACCGCCGTCATGGCTGCCGCTCAGGCCGCGGCCTCACGCCGGCTCGGTGCGGTTCGTGCCGCCGATGCGGACCTTGATCCCGACATGGCGCGTGGCCTCGCCTTCGCTTTCCTGGTCAAGGCACTGGCCCGACATGCCGTCACCGCCTGGGACGGCATCGGCGATGCTGAGGGCAAGCCGCTGCCTCTCGCCCTGGCCGCCGTCGAGACAGTCAGCCGACCGACGCGCCGCCACTCTTGGCCAGCAACTACGTCGCCGAGGACGGCGGCGAGGCGATCTACCGCGACATGGAGTTCCCGCTGACCACCTCGGTCAGCACGGTGCAGCGGATCATGAGGGCCGAGCTCGAGCGCAACCGCCGCCAGCGCGAGGTCGCCTTCCCGGCCAATCTCGCCGCCCTGCGGCTGCGGCCCTGGGAGGGGGCGATGGTCGCGCTCGACCGCTTGGTGCCCTTCCCGGCGCGGGTGACCGGCTGGTCGCTATCACCGGACGGCGGGGTGAACCTGACCCTGGCCGAGGAGGACGCCGCGGTCTGGGACTGGGACCCGGCGATGGACGAGCGTGCCACCGGCGATAACCCGTCCGTGGTCCTGCCCAACCCCGGCGTGATCGCCGCCCCGGCCAGCATCGCGGTCGCCACCCCGACCAAGACCTCCTTCGCCGCCCTGGCGGTGTCCTGGGCGGCAGTCCCGAACGCGCACCTGGCCGGCTACGAGGTCGAGTTCCTGCCCGCCTCCGTCGCCGCCTGGCAGGGCTATGGAGCGGGGCTGGGCGCCACCGCAGCCGCGTCCCCACCGCCGAGCCGACCGCCTTTCGCGCCCGCGCCGTGGCCCGCAGCGGCGCCGTCTCGGGCTGGCGCGAGGCCCTGGTGCCGGCCGCCGTCTCGGCGCCCACCGCAACCGGCATCAGCGGTGGGATCCGGCTCTCCGGTGGTTTTCCGGCTAATGCGGTGCGGCTGCAGGTGTTTGAGGCCGCCTCGAACAGCCTGGCCGCGGCCAGCAAGCTGGCAGCCGAGCCGACCAGCCTGTTCTTCGACCGCATCGGCCTCACCGCCGGCCAGACCCGCTGGTACTGGCT